ACTCGGCATTCAGATCGAATTCAAGGCACCTGCATTCTGGGATCGTACTAAGATGACTGCCAGCATGCCAACTGAGGAGAAGTATCGGCGCTTCATCTATCGTGATGGCGACTGGCACCTGAAGGCCGATCGGCTGCAATGCCGCGAATTCTGGACGACGGCCTACGTGCTGCCGAATGGCGACATGGTGACGTGCTGTCACGACGGAGGGGCGGAATACCTCATGGGAAACGTCAACGAGTCTTCACTACTTGAAGTCTGGAACGGCGAGAAATATCAAGCGATGCGCGACTCGCATCAAAGCGGTAAACTGAATGAAATGTGCCTGAAATACTGTCAACTGGCAGCATGAATCCAAAAATCCTGTTCGTCGATACCTACTATCCGCAGTTCCTGAAGTCCTGGGACTTCAACCCGGCGGCAAGCTATGAAAGCGAACTGACGCGCCTTCTGGAATTCTCTTTCGGCACTGGTGATTTCTACAGCCGAACGCTGAAATTCATGGGTTGGGAGACGGCCGACATTATCGAAAACGCACCATTTAGTGGTCTACTGTCGCCCGTGCCTTTAGCGCCTGACGTTCTCTTCATGCAGGATTTATCGTTGGTTAATGGGCTGATTGGATCACCACAGCCCCTTCTTGCTGGCCAATGCTCGTGTCCTTGGCCGGGTGATGACAAAATTAAGCGCTGCGATGTCGTCTTCACTTCCTTTCCCCATTACGTCCCGCGCATCGAGGCGCTTGGCGTCAAGGCGGTATACAATCCGCTCGCGTTTGATCCGATTGTGCTGGAGAGGACCTTTCAATCTATGGAGGAGGCGGCACCATTTCGCCAGCCTGACCGCATCCACGACTGCGTTTTCATCGGCGGCGTCGGCAATCCATCACACTGGCGCGAAGGAATGAAGACTCTCGAGGCCGTCGCGCGGGAGATACCCACCTTCAAATGGTGGGGCTACGGCTTCGACAGCCTGCCGAGCGGCAGCGCACTGAGCGACAAGTACCAAGGCGAGGCATGGGGCCTCGATATGTACCGCATCCTGCTTCAGTCCAAGATCGTGCTCAACCGTCACGGCGAAGTCGCGGAAGGCTACACCAACAACATGCGGTGTTTCGAGGCGACCGGCTGCGGGGCGTTGCTTCTGACCGAGCGCAGTAAGAACCTGCACGAGTTCTTTGCCAGTACGGAAGCCGCGGCCTACAGCGGGCCGGAGGAAGCCATCTACGCAATCCGCGGCTTCCTTGGCAACGAGCCGTTACGGAAGCAGATAGCGGAGAACGGGCAGGCACGCACCTTGCGGGACCATACTTACGCCCAGCGAATGCAACTCGTGTCGAGTACGTTAATGGATTTGATCGGAGTGGAGGCGAAATGAATTGGCCGATTTTAATCATTTCTCTGACGGTAATAGGCGTGTTTGCCGCCTGCGAATTCTACATACGTCGGCTGGAACAGGAAAGCGATGACGGCAGCAATTAGCACCAATTACCGCGAACTGACGCCAGCCGAAGTTCCCGAAGTGGCCGCACGCTGCGCTGGCGCTTGGAAGAGTCCCGAGATTCCGCTGCGGCAGTACGAATCGTGCGTCAAGTGCGAACTGGAACGCTGGCGTAAAGGCGAGTCGATCGCGCCATTCGATAAGCTAGTGCAGTGCTGGCCGTCTATGAATTGGGCACCTAACTATTACCCGAGTCTCTTAGACGTCGGCGCATCGAGTGGCTACTATCGCGAAGTCCTGAAAGAGCGCGACATTCGCACAATCTACACCGGCTGCGACTACTCGCCTTCGTTTGGCGACATGGCGCGGCGGTTATTCCCGGGGATGCTGTACGACATCGCCGACGCCACGAACTTGCCTTATGAGGACAATGCATTCGATATCGTGCTGCATTCCGCCTGCATCATGCACATGGCCGACTATGAGAAGGCGATCGCGGAAGCGGCTCGTGTTGCTCGGCGCTTTGTCATCTTCCACCGAACGCCCATTGTGCTCGATGGCCCGACGAGGTACTTCGAGAAGGAAGCCTACGGCGTGCCGTGTTTGGAAATTCACTTCAACGAACTCGACTTGCTGTGCTTCTTTGAGCAGCACAGGCTCTCGTCAGTGCGTGCGGCGGAAACAATCTTCTGGGATGCCTTGAATAACTACGGACATCGCATTTACGTGCTCGAAAAGCAATACGAACTGCCGCATTACCCTGTATGAGACATTACGCCTCGCTCTGTGACAGCCGCTATCTCCCGCAGTTATTAGTGCTGTATGAGTCGCTGAAGCGCCATTCCAGTGAGCCGTTCACGCTCTACGTGCTGCCGATGGACGATGAATGCACAAAGACGCTGATGGAAATGCATCTGCCGAACGTCCAGATGCTGCATGGCTTTCATTCGTTGCCTCAGATGATTGAGCCTCGCCGCAACCGCACCCATCAAGAGTACTGCTGGACATGCGCGAGTAACCTGTGTGAAACGCTCTTTGAGTTCTATCCAGACTTACCGGAACTCACATATCTGGACGCCGATTGCATGGCGTTCGCAGATCCGAAGGTAGTCTTCGACGAAATAGGCGACCGATCCATTGCGATTACTCCACATCGGCTGATTCCATCAAAGAAGTACTTAGAAAGAAATGGCCTGTTTAACGTTGGATGGGTGACGTTCAAGAATACGGAGATCGGGCGGCAGTGCCTTTCACGCTGGGCCGCACAAACCCGCGAACGATGCTCTGCTGATTACGGATGTGGCGATCAGTTTTACTTAAACGAATGGCCCGGATTGTACGGTGATGAAGTCTGTATTCTGGAGAACATCGGCGTGAACGTCGGGCCGTGGTCTATTGGTAATTGGACGATTACGGAAGGACCGCGACTGGATGGCGTGCCGCTCGTTCTCTACCACTACCATGAACTGGCCGCTTGGCCAGATGGAACATTCCGTCTCACCAATTACGAACTACGGCCAGAAGATATTCAGCTGATTTACGAGCCTTACCTGGCAGCGTACAGAGAAGCCAAGAATCGCATTCAAGAACTGACCACAGCCTAAAACACCCATACATTTTAATGACTCTCGTTAGCGCGATTTTACCAACTCGCGGGCGGCACGCGTTCGCCCGTCAAGCCGTGGAATGTTTTCAGAGCCAAACTTATCTGAACAAAGAACTGGTGATTCTTGACGATGAAGACGCGCCGTCATTTCAGCAAGGACTGACTCTGCCTCAGGTTATCTACGTGCGCCACAAGAGCCGCAGTATCGCCCAGAAGCGAAATATTGCAGCGGGAATGTCTCAGGGCGAGATCATCTGCCATTTCGACTCTGACGACTGGAGCGCACCGGAGCGAATCGCAAATCAGCTAGAAACGCTTCAGCGCAGCGGCTTACCTGTAGCCGGCTACCACTCGATGTACTTCTACTCCGAAGATGGCCGCGCCTTCTGGTACGACGGTGCGGCTTACTGCGACTCCCTGGGAACCTCGTTGATGTACACGCGCGAATGGTGGCATGAGCATCCGTTCTGGCAGCCGCGCACACCGTGGGGCGAGGATAACGAGTTCACGAAATACGCGAAGGAACAGCAGCGGTTGTCCCGAGTTAGCGCGGAATTGCTGATGGTGGCGCGCGCGCATGCAGACAATACGGCAGCAAAGAATCTGTCACCGGAATCGATTCAGTATCAGCCGGTCGATGTGTCGCGGCTGCCGGCAGGATTCCCGCGATGAGTTCCGGGCGGTTTTCGGATCTCGTCACGTTTCAGGAACGGGTCGTCACGTTCACAGGCGAGACTCCAACCATCACTTGGCCGGTCGGGTTTCAGGAATGGGCGGAACCGGAGCGCACAACTGAAACTGCCTGCCGCTTTGTGATTCGTTATCGGAAGTCGCCCGAGGGCGCTGAGATTGCTCCGGATACGCACCGTATCATCTGGGAAAGCATTATCTGGAATCTGACCAGCGTTGTTCACGATCGACGGCGGCGGCTCATCACGATTGACTGCGACTTTAGCGAAGCGATCGAAGTGACGCATTTTCAATCATTGGTCCGCGAATTCATTGCACGTCATCCCGTTCTACGGCCTCGCGAATAGTTTCCCATCCCTAAGGAGGATTTAACATGGCTACCACTGCGTTTCTAGGCTCCGGCACGCTGCTGAAGGTCGGCGACGGAGCCAGCCCGGAAGTCTTTACGACTGTTTACGAGGTCACGAATATCGGCGATTTCGGCCAGGAAAACGACCTTGTGGAAGTCACCCACATGCAATCGACCGCGAAGGAATACATCTACGGCCTAGCCGATGGTGTGGAATTCCCCGTCACGGTCAACTACAACCCCACGAACGCCACACACGTCACGATGCTGGCTGCGCAGTCCGCGAAGACGACGAAGAACATGAAGCTGACGCTACCGAGCGGCGGCGGCAGTTTGACGTTCTCCTTCTCCGCGCTGATTAAGGGCTGGCGTTTGCCGCTTGGACCGAACACGCCTGGTCAGATGACGTTCAATCTCAAACTGAGCGGTGCGATCACCGGCCCAGTCTAGAACGAAGGAGTATAAGAAGTTATGTCGAAGACTTTAGCCCGCGAGTTTAAATTTGCGGCCGCGCTTCGGACAGAGCGCGTGGAGTGTCCCGAATTGGACGGTGCCTTTATCCTGAGGGAACTGACGGCGGCTCAGGCGCTGGATATGAAAGGCGCTAGCCCTATTGCGCAATTGGCGCTGATGATCGTGGACGAGAATGGCGACCGTATCTTCACCACGCCGGAAGATATCGAGAATCTATCGAATCTCAGCATCACGATCACGAATCGGTTGCTTCTTGTGGCCTCACGTCTGAATGGCATCGGACAGGCGGCGGTGGATGATGCCATAAAAAACTTATTGGCCAGCCCGACCGATGCTTCCGAATCCGTCTAGCTGGCCAACTCGGTAAGTTCCCGCACGAAATAGACGAAATGCCCGCCTCCGATTTCTTCGAGTGCATGCTGTATGAGCTCGCCACACTTCGAGGAAATGCGGCACCGCAAGACCCGGAAACCATTCTGACGAAATTCATGGCGATCAAAACGGCGCAGAACGCGATGGTGAAATGAACATCGAAGACGCGCAGGCGATGTTCCGCAATCTTGAGAGTCGGCTACAGCTGAAGTTTCTGCGCCGGGCAGGGCGCAAGGCCGCCTTGCTGATTCGCGACCAGGCGTCGAACAACGCTCCAAAGGATACCGGAGCACTCGCCCGCGGTATGACCATTAAGACGCGTAAGGAAAGCGATACCGAAATCCATCTTCAGGTTGGCCCGTCCCGGAAGGAATTTTACGGGCGCTTTCTGGAGCATGGTACGAAGCACATCAGCGCCGATCCATTCCTTGCGCCGGCACTAGAACAGAAGGGCGATGAGGCGGCCACCGTCTTCATTGCGGAACTGGTGAAGGAAATCGAGAACGCCTTCAAGAAGGGCACCATTTAATGTCGCGTAACATCGGCACCTTTACTGCCGACTTTATCGCGAACGTCGAAGGATTCCAGCAGGGGATCAAGAAGGCGAACACCCATCTTGAAAGTCTGGGCAGCACGATCACGAAATCTATCGTGGCGGCTCAGCTTATCGAGAAGGTAGCCACGGCGGCGTTCAATGCGATTTCGAGCGCGATTCAATCTGCAGTCAAAACGACAGCCGATTACGGCGATGAGATGTTGGCGGCGTCCCAGAAGACGGGAATCAGTGTCGCTAAACTCGGGGAACTTCGATTCGCTGCGGAACAGGGTAATGCTTCTTTCAGTGACCTCAGCGGAGGCCTGCGTATCCTCGGCCGCAATCTCGACGCCGCGAACCAAGGATCGAACAAGCAGATCGCCGCATTTGCCCGCCTCGGTATTGCGACCAAGGATGTTCACGGAAATACGCGCCCGCTCAATGATGTCTTCCTAGACCTAGCCGACCGTTTCCAATCGCTACCAGACGGTGCGGAGAAAAGTGCTGCAGGAATGGCCCTGCTTGGCCGTAACGCCGATTCCCTGATACCCACTCTCAACGAAGGCAGTGAAGGCCTGAATAAGATGGGTGAGCGGGCACGGTTCTTCGGTGCTGTCATGTCGGATGAGGCGGCAGTGGCGGGCGATCAATTCAATGACGCCTTGGGTGAACTCACGCTTGCTGGAAAAGGACTAGCGTTCGCCATCGGCGAGCATCTGCTTCCACCATTGACGCGCATGATTACGGCATTTGCCGAGGCTGTCGCAGTCGTCACCAATTGGATCAAGCGGAATCCTGAACTGATTCAGTCCATCGTCAAACTCGGGGAAACTATTTTACGGTGGCTAGTCGAGGCGATCTCGCTATCGCTTCAGGCGCTGACGAACTGGCTGCGTGGCTGGCAGAAAATCGCGGACATCATCGGCCTCGATGGTGTGGCCGGCAAGCTGAAGTCCGTGGCCGACTTTACGCAAGAGGTAGGCACCGCGATCGGAATCATGAGTTCGAAGATGCAACAAGCCGGCACTACGACTACGGCCGCCGCCGTGAGCGCCAAGAAATACAGCGGGGCATTGGTGGATGTTGCTGGGTCGGCAACGAAGGCCACTGCGGCTATAAATAAACTCGAAGTAGCCCGCAAGGCGGATCTGACCATGCAGATGATGGAGCAGGAGGAAATCAACAAACAGCGGGTTGAGGAATTCAAGAAGGCGAGCGATGCGATTGCTGCAGACGCGAGAATGCTACAGATGGAACTGGAGGCCATCAATGACCACCAGGTAGAAATCTTCCAGGCATCTGGCCAAAGAATCACCGCCGATCAGAAAATGCAAGCCCTGGAACAGGAGGCTATTTTTGACGACATGGCCCAGCAGATGTTTCATTCGCATAGGCAGGCAGCGCAGGGTGTAAGCGCGGCGTGGAGTGAGGCTTTAGGTAAAGTTACGGCACAATTTGCAACGACGCTAGCAGACATGGTTGTCGATTGGGAATTCTCGACAAAGCAGCTGGTATCGATTGCGAAAAGTACAGCGAAGTCCATGCTGAGCGCATTCCTGGTCGGATTATTGGAACCGCTGACGACTAAACTAGCGGGATTAGGTTCCACATTGGCAAAAGGCATAGGCGGCCTTTTCGGTGGTGGTGGAGGAGGAGGCGGTGCGGTCGGTACTGCGACTTCGGCGGCTGGCGGTGCTGCAAACGTTGCTGGCATGGCGGCTAATACCTTATCAGGCGGTCTCATCTCTGCGGCCGGGTCCATCATCGGCGGAGGTCTGTCGGCGTTGGCATCCCTGCGCCTCGAAGGCACGATGAACGCCGTGGAGTACAACACCCGTGCGGCCGAAATCCATCAGCGTGTAATGATCGATCATTTCTTCCATCCGTGGACCGAGCTATTCAAGAGAATGGCAGGCGTTTCGCCGGGAGCGCCAGCAACGGCGGATGTAGCACCCGTTCAAATAACCATAAACCTTGACGCGACGAAGACAGATGACCCGATTGATTTCTCGCAGAAAGTTATCTCAATTATCGACAAGGCCGTCATGACTGGCGGCTATCGTCAAAAGTGGGCGCTGGCGTTCTCTCAGAATCAGGGCATCACCGCAAGTTACCCGGTCGGCTAACAAGTGTTCTTGGTTTCTTGCGTAATGCCGACGCGAGGTCGGTCCGAGTTCGCACGCCTCGCGGTGGGTGTGTTCTTGTCTCAAACATACGAACGGAAAGAACTCTACATTCTCGACGACTCCAGCAAGCTAAGTTTCCCGGACCCATCGATATTGAACGATGCACGCATTCATTACTCCCGGCAAGATGGCGGCAATATTCCGCAGAAACGAAACGCGCTGACGCGCATGGTCCAAGGTGACGTGATCGTGAACATTGATTCTGATGACTGGTCGGCTCCGGAACGGATTGCCATTCAGGTTGAACGCCTGCAAAGCACCGGATTGGCTGTGACTGGTTTTAACTGGATGTACTTCTACGATACGCGCTCAAGCGAGGCCGCCGTCTATGGGCCCAGGCGGCACTACGTTCTCGGCTCATCACTATGCTTTCGCCGCGAGTGGGCGCTGGCTCATCCGTTCCCGGAGGGCAAGCGGGTAGGCTCGGACAATCAATTCATCTACGCGGCTGGCCGACACAGGCAACTTGATGGCGACTTCAACGGTGCTGGCTTAATGGTCGCGCGAATGCACGACGACAACAGCAGTCCGAAACGAACGAGCATGTTTAAGCGTGTGCCCTTGAGCGAACTACCTTCCGCATTCGTGACTAAATGAGCGTCCCAGGCGTTCCAGGCTACATGCTCGTGATTCTCGGCGCGGATGGTGAGCCGACCTACGACGTTAATGGAAATCCAGTCGGGACCGGCGTCATCGTCGATTTACCCATCATTCAACGAATCGGCGTCGAGTACGGAACAGAACGCTACAACGAAACGCTGGAAACTGAGCGCGGCAGGCGCTGGGTCGTTACTAAATTCGAACGGCAAGTTAGGCGAATGCGGTTCCGCATGACGCTGGCGCAGTTAGTTGGATTCGAAACTCTCGACTTGGCCGTAGGCGGGGACCGTGACCCGTTCTTCTTTATCGTGGATACTGACGAATCCCCAACCGAGCGTATTTTCTGCCGGAAGGAATCCGGCTTCATCGTCCGACAAGTGGAACAGGTCATGCACGGCGCTTACGTCGATTATGAAATGTCCATCTCCGAAGAACCAACCGGGCCGGAAATCACAGACTAGCCACATTGCATCTTGTCACAAATCAAACAGGTCATCATTGCGGAACTCATTCTCGATGAGGACACCGAATACATTTCAGGTGAGCGAGTTCGCAGGTTTAGCGGCTCACCGCCAGTGCAGACCGTCGTCTATAGCGGTACCGTTATGTCGTGGGGAAGCATCGAGAAAAGCATCCCCTGTCCTTCAGGTATGCCGCACATCGGCAACGCCACCATTCGCATCTCGGATCACTGGCAACATTGGCGCAGCTTGCTCGCCACGCAAGTCCTGCGGCGTCGCGTCATGCGAATTACGCAGCTTCCAGCCGGGGCCTCCGTCGCCGATTACGACCCGCGCTATGTCGGGGAAGTCATCAACGTCGTTACCTACTCGCAGGGCTACATTGAAATCGAGTTACGCGACCGCCTCTTCTCGTGGGTCGATGAGCTTATACCCGCAATGGCCATCCGCGAACTGTACCCGGATGTCATTCCGGACGATGAAGGCGGCTTTATCCCTATCGTTGTCGGTGAGATGGTTACGGAAGACGACAGTTCCCCCTCCACCGGCTCGCCTCAAGGCTTAGTCCCTATCCCGCATATTGGCATCGTTCAAGCTGGCTCCCCTCCAGTGAATGTGGATCGGTGGGTGGCTGGCATGACGCCTCTCCTCGAAGTCATTCCCTACCGCCGCCAGACCGTATCCATTGACGAAGATGTCACCACGCCGGAATGGGTACCGGTGGATACTTCGGAATACGACATTCGTGAAGTCGAGTTCACGGCCGAGGAGAATCCCTTCGGTGCCTTCACGATGACGCACACCGTTGTCGATTTCGTCGAGCAGCAGCCGGACGGGACTGAACTTCGCGCCGAGATTCGCGGGATCTATACTCGTGGTGCTTGGGGCAGCCTTGCCGCCATTGATGGCAGTACATTCAGCCCGCAAATTACGCTGCGGAATCCAATAGACGCATTTATCAATATCAGTTTTCTCCTGATGCGCCAGGCTGGACTAACTACCAGCATGTTCGACACGGTAGAGATTGGCGACTTGCGGGCTCTATTTGACACGCTAGGATTCTATGCCGACTTTGCGATCACTGAGGAAATCAGCGGGAGAGAATGGCTTGGGCAATTTCTCGCATCCTACTCCCTGGATATGGTTCCAAATCGTGAAGGCAAAATCACGCTGAAGTATACGCGCGATCCGAGCGACGATTCGCCCGTTGTGATATTTCCGCCAGTGTTCAAGGAAGGGAAACACATCCTCAAGAATACCTTTGTCGAACGCTTACCGGAAACTGTCGTCACTCAACTCGTCTTACTCTGGCGTTACAACAATGCACTCGGCAAGTATGAGCGACGGCTTGTGATTGACACAGCTGAACAAGAAGCCTTGCACACGGTAGACGAGGACTCGCCATCGACAACGATTCAGAAGATTGAGAAGGCGGAATTAGCTCTCCCATGCGTGCGCGACGACGACACAGCGATAGAAATTGCGGGCCGCCATCTCGCGTTTCTATCGCTCGGCAGCTTCCGTCAGGAATTCCAAATGCCGAGTGTTCCCACCTTCGATGATTTGGTGATCGGCGACCTCGCTAAAATCACCCATACCCAGGGATGCGAAGAAGGCGGCTACGATGAACGGCAAATCAAGATCCTTGGCGTGACGGAGGACTTGGACAAGCAGACCGTTTATGTACGCTCGATCCTCTGGCCGCCGTTACCGATATTCACGGAAGCGGCCGCTGGCGCTGGCTCGGGCCGTCCCACTATTGCCTTCGAATTTGAAGACCCGACACAGGTCAATCCGGCCCGGTCCCGAATCGAGAACGGCACGCTGGCCATTGATGCCGACCTAGGTCTTGGTCTGTCGCTCACTTTCGCAGACTTGCAGATTGACAGCACCAGGTCCACGACACCGAACTATGCGCAACTACATCTCTACGGCTTCCCATCCCCAGCGCCGCCCGTTGGATTATCTTTGGCAACAATTACGGTCAAGGCGGTCGTGCAGTACGTCCTTCCGAGTGCTGCTGGCGGTCAGCCTTCATCGACGGTCAATATCCTGAATGTATATACAACGGATCTTTTGGGTGTGCCGGCGACGTATCATCAGTCGATTTTTACCAATGCTGGCGCTGTCGTGCCGGGAATCGCCAAAGCCACATACTCCAAGTCCATCACGTTGGCCGAGTGGGCGACGTTCTTTAATTCAAGCGCATCCAATCTATTCGTTCGTTGCATGCAGGAACATTCTCTGAATCAGGACTTCCCAATAACGATTCACGAGTACGTTTACGACTGCTGGATTGAGTACACCTATGCGTAGAATCCGAGGCCCGAAAGACCGGCACGCGAAGGTGAACTTCAACAATTGGGGCAGCCCTCCCGTGGGATTACCGGGAGGCGCGAGTCCTGTCACGTTCGTCAAGGACACGCAGGGGAATATCCAAGCCTACGCGGAAGTTACCGGCAGCGAGATCATCAACAATGTGTCGATTGAGTCGGAGCTGTGGGCACCGCCAGCCACAGCCGATGCCTTTGACGACGAGTTCACATCGAGTGCATTAAGTGGGAATTGGACGCTTTACGACTCCGATGGTTCCACTGTCATTACTCCGAGCGGCTCTATAAATCCCTATGACGTGACCACAAGCGGCGCGCGCGTTCAGACGAATACATATTGGCGCTCTTGGCTCGTCGCTCAGATTGCGAATGATAACGCGGCGAATTACTTGATGAAGTCGATCACGCCGAACACGAATGATGTCTTCTGGGCTAGGATGGGGCATACCTTACGGCCCGTGACAAATACGAGTGATTCCACGATCGCGTTGTTGTTGATGGCAGCGACAGCGGGACACCCGGACCCCGCGAACCGGATCGGGGTATGGTGGGTGCCAGATGCGGTCGGCGGCGGGACGGACTATTTCAAAACGCGCATGTTCGCGCATAAAACAACTGGCGGCGTCGGCGTCGATGTTTATGTACCAGCTGTGTACATCACCCATAATGCGTACGCAAAAGGCACTTATTTTGTCGTTGCGAAACGCGGCACGGTTTATGACTTCTGGATTCTGGATGGTATCGGGACGCGCTACTGGCTAGGACAAACGACCTATGCGCCAACGATCGCTTACGCCGGGTTCCTGTTTAACGACAATACATCGACTGGTGGCACGGGCGGCAACGCGATCTTTTCTGCGGATTTCATTCGGCGCGTGCAGAACAACACGGCGTTTCTGCCTTAAAGTATCGGCGCTTTGTTTCCCCAAAGCCAGATGGACAGGATGAACGTCGCCAGCATCGCGATCAGGAAAAGCAAGGCGAGTAGAACTTTGAGGAGATTAACCGGCAACGCTGACGAGTTCAGGAGTTTCGATGGTTTCGGCAAGTTTCTTGTCACAGTATTCCTGCACGAGTTGATTCAGTTCTCGGATGGTCGCTTCGTCCATGACGCCATCCTTGCAGAGCTTTCGTAGTTAGACAAGTAAAAACGTGACAGTGGTCTTATAGGAAATCTTCCGCCATGCCGCAATGACGCGGCTGGAGCGGAATTTCCAAACAATGGACCGGATGGCTGGCGGCTACGTGTTAGCCAAGAGGGCAGCCAATAGGAAAGATTCCGAAAGGGCAGGGGGATGTGGCGCAGTGGATTGCCTTAGCCGTCACCATCGTCAGCGCGATTATCGTGGGCGCTGGACTGTGGGGTCGAATGTCTCAACGGATGGACGATGCAGAATTTCGTATCAAGTCGTTAGAGGACGATTCTCAAACACCAGGCGAGAGGGAGGCGGTTAAAAAGATATTTGAGACGCGTTTTGCCGCGCACGAAAGCCTGGACGATATTCGCTTCGCGAATCTTCAACAAGCGATCCATGCGAAACTGGACGCCATTCTCTTGGCCCTGAACCACCAGAATGGACGCTGAGCCAATTGATACCGTACTACCTTCGGTGAACTCGCTACAGTATTGAAGTATCGGCCGGTTTGGCGTCCATCGCTGTGGGTCATTCTGTTTGCAACGCTCGCTTGGCTCGTCGTGCTGTTGGCCGCCACTCAGATTCAGGGGGAAGTGATGATTTCACTGTTACTCACAATCGCCGTTATTGGATTGCTGGTGTGACTTCTCGTGACCTACGTTCCGATGCCAGCGCCGTTTAAAACCATCATCATCGTGGTTGCCGTAGTCGTGATCCTGTTGTACCTGATCGGGGCGTTCGGCATCGCCGATATTCCCGTTCCAAGGTTGCGGCGTGGGTGAAGGCTCAATACCAGAAGAACACGCTACATCCGTAACCACAGCGGAGTCCGATCGTCACGCTCTGGGGCAACGACGTATCAATCTTATCTGGGAACTCACTCAGGCGTTGATTGCCGTGAGTGTCATCTGGGCGGCACTCGGCGCGTCGATATGGATTGCGGTTAAAGATCCGACGAACCGCCTGATGTCGTTTTTGTTTCTCTCCAACATCGTGAGTATCGTGATTGGATTCTACTTTGGCCGGACAAATCATCAACGAGTCGGAGGTGTAGACCTTGGCCGCTAAAGGCAACCCCGCAGACCTAC